ATCTGTTACTTTGACATTGTGATGTTCTCTAATTATATTAGCGATACGATTATCCGATATGTCTTCGTATATTTCTTTAGATATCTGTTGTTCTAAGTGTTCCGAGTAGTTTTTATTTTTAATATATGATCTTGCTTCTTCTAAACTCTTAAAGTCACTTGCTTCATTATTGATTAATATTGTATTATCAGCTGTTCGCTGAATAACATTACCATAGGAACGGATACTTTCTACAATATCCTTCCCCATGGAATTGTTTAAATATTGAGACAACTGATAATAACGCATTATTTTCCTGCAGCAGCCTTAGCCTGGAATGCTTTCTTACCCATTTTCTTACGACCGATCCATGCAGCTAGTGCATCTGGATCTTTAGCACCTTTGGCTTTTAGTTCGCCAGATAACTTAGAGAATCCTTCATACTTTTCTGCGATCTCAGTAATCTCTTCTTCAGAAAGTTGAACTTCTTCTTCAGCAAGGATTTCAGCATCTAGGTCAATTTCTTCTTCAACAACTGCTTGTTGTGAAGCGAACATTGTTTGAGCAACTTCTTGACGCATAGTATCTAAACGAGCAGAAATTTTATCTGCTAGGGCAGCGTTAAATGCTACTTCAGTTCCAACAGCATCGCCATCAGCGATCGCATTAATTAAGTTTTGCACATTTTCATTCATTATTGATTCTCCTGTTGTTGCTGCATAAATTGCAATTCTTCTGGTGAAGGTTGCTCACCTTTCATTTCTTCTTCCATCTTTTCGATTTCATCGTCAGTCTGTAGAAGAACATGCTTCTTAATCCAATTAGTTGAATAGAAGCGACCAATGTATGGCACCATTTGTTGCAGAGTATTTAAGCGATTCTGTAATAACTCTGCATCTTTCAATTCAGTAAAGTGGTTGTCTTGTTGATAGTCAAATAGAATATCTTGAGACATATCATGCCACTCATCGGCACGAATAACACCTTTCGCGATTAACTGAACACGTAATGTTTCAGAAAATAACGATGAAAACTTTTTACGAAGTCTAGAAACAAACTTACTAAACTTAATTTCATCACGTGTAATTTCAGATGAACGTCCAAGGCTAAAACCTTGTTGCTGTTGCAGTCTAGACATTGGCACATTAAGTGCCTGATATAATTTCTTCTGGAAGTATTCGATATCTTGAATATCCCCAAGGTTTTGTCCGCCAGGAAGTGTAGTAATTTCTGTACCCTTACCACCTTCGCGACGTGGCATCCAGAAATCTTCCATCATACTTAGATGACGACGATCGTCACGTGTTTCGCCAGTGGTAGCATCATAAACAACTTTATTTCTAAACTTGTTCATAATGTCGTTAACATACTGTTCAGCTTTTAGCTTAGGTAAGTTACCCACATCAACATAGAATACACGACGTTCTGGAGCACGGCTAATACGATAGATAACTACCGCATCTTCAATCATCTTCAGTTGATTAGTTGGCTTAATTGCTTTATGCAATGGAGACAACATCATACCAGTATTTGCATCCATAATTCCAGACGGAGCAAACACAACTGAATCGAGCGATAACTTAACACCTTGTGTAGTTTGCTCGGTAATACCTTTGTCGTTGTATAGATAATACTCATCTACTTTTACAACGATTTCTACATTCGACTTAGGATCTCTCTTTTTCTCGACGTTCTTAATACGACGAATCTTGCGAGGATCAATGAATCGCATTTCAGCAATTCCAGATTTGATATTATTTGGATCAAGCATGACATGGTAATACAAACGTCCATCAATATACCATTGACGGAAAATGTCATGTCCCTTAACATCAAACTTGTATAATCTTAAAACATTCTCAAATTCATCACGAATTTTCTTCTTGATTGTTTCAGATACTTTTAACTTATCAAGGTTTAGTTTTACTGGACTATCATCTTCACTTGAAACAATCGCCTCATTGACGATATCTTCGATAGCAGAGTCTACGTCAGCATACTGTGCTACTTCACGATAACGACGAATGAGGTCATGTTCGGTTTTAACGACACCTTCGATGTCCATCACCATGCCATAATAGGCACTGGATGTTGCGACTACGGTTGCGCCATCCTCTGGTGGAGGAGATACAACACTCCCCACATCCAGAGTTTCTTTTTTACGTTTTATTTCGAATCCAAAAACCTGCATAATTAAATTTTACCTAAGAATTAAATCTTAATTGGGAAGTTACCAATTGGTGTATCAACTGAAACATTAACGCCAAACGAATTACCTTCAGTAGAGTTGCTAGTGAAGAAGTTGTATTGGAATTCTACATCGAATGTTTCGATCTGGTTTTGTTGTTCAAAATCAAGTCCAACTGCGCCGATATTAATTGGGAATGCATCTACAAATTTGTAGATCTTAATGTCAGCACCGTTACGATCTAGTTGGTGAACAGTCAAGTCAACTTGGTAATCACGTGGATTAGTACGACCAGTAGTTGCTGAGTAGTTTTGAATACCAGCTTGCCACTGTTCCAACGCATTACGGATGTTGAAAGAAGTGTCGTTGTAAATTGTGATTGTCCATGGTTGGAATGTACGCTCACCAGCAAAGTTAACTGGGCGACCACGATAAAGAACACCGATGTTCTCGATAGTGGAAGCTGGTAACTGAGCAGCTTTACACAGGAACTGTGCTTGCTGTCCAGCTACGATACCAGTAGTAACGAATGAAGGGAATGATAATTCAACACGGAACTGATTGGGACGAGCACCGCCACCAATCAGGGTAGCTTTAAAGTCAGCAATATTTGCCATTTTTATATCTCCTTATACTTTATTTAGCTTAAACACCACCACCGATTTCGCTAAAGTTAATGCTTGAGCGAGCGGCAACGAAGTTAAGAGTGATAAAGTTAATTGAACGATTAGGTTTAATAAAGATATCGGCAACGAACTGATTAGTGTCAACGATCTGCGCAGTGTTATTTGACGCATCGCATTTAACTACGAAGTCAGTAATACCACGACGACCCTGAACATCACGTAGGAATGGTTCAACTAAGTTGCGGAATTGTGCTTGAGTAAACGAATCGTTGAACTCGAACAATTGGAACTTAGCAGCAGTTGCGATTGCTTTCTCAAGAACGATAAACAGACGACGCACGTTGATACGATCAAACGCACTTGGCTTAGCCAATAAAGTCTTGTCACCGTATAGAACAGTACCCTGTCCTGGGAAAGTTACAACTGGGTTAACACCATTCTTGTAAAGATTGTCGCGATCAGCTGCGTTTGGATTAACGGCAAGTTTAACTACGTTCTTGATTTGACCACGATTTAGACCACCTGGAGAGAACCATGGATCAGCTTGGTAATCAACACGTGCGCATAGACCAGCTACGTCACCATTCAATGGAACCCAACGATACTTGTCGTTGTAGCGATCGTACTGATATTTGAAACCAGAGTCAAGAGCTGCGTATGAAGAACTTGGTAGTTCGTTACGATAAGCAACGATTTGATCAGTTGCGTCTGAACCAGAACCGATAATGATATCACCAGAATCTACATTCTGTGGTGAAGCGAATACTACGCAGTCAAGACGAGTTTCAGCAACAGATCCGATAACATAGTTAGCAACAGTTGAAGATGCTTTACCAAGTGGAATCAAGCGAATATCGAAACGAGTATCGTCAGCGAAAATTCCCCATGAAGCAATTAGGTTACCATCAGTTGCGTTTAGGTCATCTGCACCACCAGCAAGAGCACGAGTAACTGGATCAACTTGATCGAAAGATGTTGAACCAGCAATAGTTCCCCAGTTTGCACCAGCAGTTGGATGATCCATCCACCAGATATACTGTGAACGTGAATTGATTACGTCTTTGTAGTAGTTGTTTGTACCATCAGATTTCTTAGCGTCAGATGCTTTAGAAGCATATGCGAATTTCTCTAGAACTGCACCTGGAGTACCTGTCCATGCACCATTGCTATCGATAACGATAATGTGCACTTCGTCATTAGTTGCGCCAGTTTGAGCAGCATAGTCAGAAGTTCCTGGAGCTGAATCGAAGTCAGCTTTGTATGCCCATGTTCCAAAAGAAGAACCATCAGCCATAGAAACTGTCAATGAGTTACCAAGAGTTCCTGGATACTTAGCAGCGAATTCGCCAACAACACCATTACCATCAGCATAAGTTGATAGGTATGAATCTGTATTGTTAATTTTTACACCACCAACAGTAACATGTGAAGAAGCAGTTGCAGTAGTACCACCACCGCCAGGAGCTGCAATACTAACAGATGGGTTGGTAGTATAACCAGAACCATGAGTTGTCACATGAATACCAGTGATAGTTGAAGCAGAAAGAGTTACTGCGCCTAAAGAAGCACCAGCACCACCACCGCCAGATAATGTTACGTTAACTGCACCAGTATAACCAGAACCAGCATTGTCGATAACAATATCAGTAACTACACCAGCAGTAATTACTGAGTGAGCAGTTGCTTGAACACCGCCAGCAACATTTGGTGGAGGGATAACAACATTAGGTTCAGTAGCATAAGTGCTACCACCAGAAGTGATTGCGATATTTGTAATTCCACCGCCAGAAAGTAACGCAGTACCAACTGCCTGAATACCACCAGCGATATCTGGAGCACCAATAGTAACAGCTGGAGCTGCACTAGCAGATGCGTAACCAGATCCGTTAAGGATCATGCTGAAGCTGCCTACGGAACCAGATTCAGTAGCGACAGCATTTCGCTGTCCAGTTGTATCTGTACGAACTACTAATAGGTTATTAGCGTATGACAGGAAGTTTGCTGCGGTAAAGAAAGATTGTGCATTCGAATCGGTTGGCTTACCAAATCTTTGTACCAAAACATTTTCAGAAGAAATTGTTACTGGATCATTAACTGGACCCCACTGAAATGTACCTGCGAAGGCACCAGTTGAGGTTGCCACTGCTGGAACGATTGAAGAGAAATCCTTCTCTACGACTGCAACGCCTGGAGATAATTGAAACGGCATTGTGATTCTCCTTGTAAATTCTATTTAAAATTAGGCAAATGTTTCGGTTTCGCCTACCAAATTATTTAGTTTTTTATGGTTTCCTGACTTGCATCAGAAGTTAAGTGGCATCGGCTCATCAGTACTTCCATCGGTATATGCTCCAAAAGGAGTTAATTCATCCTCGATTGCCTGCATTTGTTTTTCGTACATAATCTGTCTCAGGTTCACATTATTTAGCTCTTTAAAATAAGGGTTACTTGTGAGCCATGAAAACAAGACTAAAGACATAACTAAGTCGTCATGGTATCCATCATCTGCTTCATAAGAAAGTTTTTTCTCAATAAAGGTTGAAATTTCAGAGATGGTTTCAGCATCCTGAATTATTAGTTTATTCTCTTCAACCAAAGACTTGAAGTTATGACATCCAATTCTTTTAACCCTTTTATCAGTTGTTACACCGAGTTGGGTTTTACCGCCACCAAATCCACCAGAAACAACCTGAGATTGGGACGTTCTATTAACGAAAATTAAATTCTCATATTCTAGTTCCTGATACAAAATATAAGGAACCTGTTCACTGGAGTTGATCTCAACTAACACAAATGCGTTGTTAAATTGTTTACCAACTTCGTAAATCATATTCGGATACAATAACGGACTAATGTTATTGTTCCTATATTTGCCAATCATCTTATATGGAACTTCAGTGATATCAACAATGGTAAAGGCAGAATAATCTCCACCCACACCCTTAGCCGTATCAGCCACGATCACATATGTATGACTCTTAATTGGCATCTCGTATAAATCTAAACCATTTTTAGAATATACTGGTGTTGCCAATGACATTCTTGCGATAACGTCTGCGTTAATAAGTGTAAGACTTGAACCCAAGAACTTACACAATACTTCTTGGTTATACTTTAAGTCACCAAGTTGTCGCTTCTGCGCTTCTGCCCATTTCTCATCACGTCCAGGAATTTTCCAATAAGGAATGAATAACGGAACGAAATCGTTTCTCTTATTTTCAGCATCATTCCAGAATTTCCAGAAGTGATTGTAACCTAATGGTGTTGAAGATAAAAGAATCTTTGTTGTTTCACCAGCTGAAATAGTCGGATATACAGAAGTGAAGAAGTCTTCGGCAACAGTATTTGGAATAATTGCAGCTTCGTCAACATATAGCATGTTAACAGATTTACCACGAATACCAGATGCTGATGTTGCAGCGGTAAATACTTTTGAACCATTTTCTAATTCAATGTCGCCCTTGTTCCAACCAGTGACACCCTGTTGCATCCAATCTGGCAGATGTTCATACATTAACTGATAACGTGAAAGAACTTCACGTGCAGCTGTCGCTTTGTTTGCCAGAATAGCAACCTGTTTATTAGACTGAAACAGTGTATACCAAAGAATATATGCAGCAGAGGTAGTTGTCTTACCCTGCTGACGACCTTCCATAAGAATCACTTTTCGATTATTATGGATAACCTCAACTTTTTCTTTCTGGCATTCATATAATTTAAATGGTATCAGGCCATGGTCAAGCGATACAATTTTACAGTAATTTTCAATAAAGTAAATTGGATCCTTGGAAGATTTAATCCACTCTTGAACCTGCTCTGGTGTAAATTGAACCTTTACACCAGCAGCTTTTAATAACGAATTAGCATTATAAAATTCAGACATATTATATTTCGTTTTGCCAGGACTGCGAAGTTACCACGGCAGTAGTTGTATCTCCAGTTGCAGTGAATATTCTCTGCGGAGTTACGCTCTCTGGAATACCAATATTTGCATTGACAGTGGAAATAATTCCATTGCTTGTTTGTGGTCCAAATATATTTGCTTTAAGCGTAAAATTCAATGTATGTGTAACGAATCGTCTTTCGTTGAACGATCCATCATATTCGTCTTGAACAGAAAGGTTATTTAAAATAACTGGGATGTTCTGAACGACATTCATCTCTGGGATTGCATTAATACTTAGTGTATATTCTGGAGTGAATGTTGGAAGAATTTGTTCAATAATCTGCATTCCATCTTCTTGAGTCTTGGTCAAGATATAAAGGGATACGTCAATATTGTATGGAACTGGCGAATACATATACGTCATTGTATTTGACCCATCGCCACATGTCACTTTTTCAATACGATTAGTTTTTCTTGTTGAATCGTAGTAATATCCAGTAATCTCAAAAGACATACGTGGAAGTGAAACATATGTATGATTTTCCAGAGATGGGTCAGAATCTAAACGAACTAACCATTTCTCTTTAGGTGCATAGGCAAGTGGAATCTGAAGACGCTGAACTGTTGTTCCGTTCACAGAATCGCCCTGTTTGCGATCAATATAGATGTCACTGAACAGTGTACCGAACGCTACGATACACTTTCTAATAATTCCGTGATAATAAACCTGATTGTTTAGCATTGTCTATTTAGTCCCAAATACCACCAGATTGCTGCCATGCGCCATCAGTAAATAGTAGCGTGATAAGATCTTGGCCACTACCAAAATATAAGTTCTGATTAGTTAATTGATTAACTCCATAGTAAGCATTCGCAACTAAAATGTGAATGCTACCATAACTATAATCAGTGACATTATGTTTCTTTACCAGATACATAATTTGACCTTCAAATCCATCAGCTAAAGTATAATAAGAACCTGCATTATCAGATATTTTATTGATAGTCTTAGTTAAATCAAGAGCAGTTGGGTAAGCTGGATCGCCACTACCAGATTGATTTGATACATCAAAAGTTACTGGTTTGTTTATTTGTAAACGATCAGTATTGAAGTTTAAAACTTCTTGAGTATTAGCATAGAACTGAACATATCCATCTTGAGTGCTGAACATACCAGTGTCATAGCCACCATCGCCTTGGAAACTATAGCCATTATTTCCACCAGTACCAGTTGCAGCCAAGAATAATGGAGCAGAGAAAGCACCATTGTTGTCAAACGTGCATGAGTGCCCTTGAGTATTTAACTGGATAATACCTGAACTGTTTGCTCCATAACCAGCACTTAAAGTTAGGTTTCCACCATTAACTGCACCATTACCTGCAGTAATATTAATATATCCACCATTAACTGCATTAGAGTTACCAGCTATTAATTCTAGGAAACCGCCATCTCCAACAGAACCATTTGCATGACCACCACGAATTTTGATATTACCACCATAACCACTACCTTCAGCATTACCAGCATCAACTTTAATATCACCACCATCGGCACCACGACCAGCCCAAAGGTATAAATCACCACCTTCGCCAGACCATGTTGTTCCATCAAAATAGCTATCACCACCAGCGATAACCAAACGCTCTACTGTATTATGTGACGCTGTACCACTTTGAGTTGCAATTGCTTTTTGTCCCCAACGAACATTTACATCTCTTGAGAATACTAAAGCATCAGCACTACCAGTTCTACTGTTTGTTGACATATTTGGGAACTGAGTAGTTCCATCACCATGCAATAACCAATCGTAACGAGTGCCTGTGCCATCATTATATGGAGCATCAGGGATTTTGCCATTTGATGTTGATAACATCCAACCATTATAGTTACCCACATTTGGTCTAATTGCAGTTAAAGCGACTAGCTCCTCACGAGGGCTATTAACATTACACCAACCAGTGACAGTATTTTCTGTGGCAAATACTCGCAGTAACTGCGCTTGACATTCAAACGGAGTGTTATTTGGGTCTTGTGGAGAATCAAAATTTTTCCACTGAATACTTGTCCAGTAATTAGAGGAATCAATGACTAAATGCTGTTCATTTCCCTCTCCAGTATTACCACCACCAATAATTAAATTACCTGGAACTGATAAATTTCCATTTGCATTAAAATCCCAAACTCTTGAATTTGCTTCAAGAGTAAATCCACCGCTGTTGATATTTTCTGCAGTACCACCGCTTTCGTAAGCTGGCCATTCACTACTATTAACTTCAGTTGAGTATGTGCTATCTGTATATAATGCAATTTGATCATAATTGGACGCTTCATAGTACCAAGTATTATTAACTTGCGATGTACCAATTACTCCAGAAATAATTATTTGTCCTCTAACTGGACCACCAAAGTAACCAGTGCTAAAATTAACGTATGTTTGCGTACCAAGATTAATCCCAGTAATTGTGGCAGTCCATTCAATGCCTGTATTTAAACCAGTAATAGGACCTGGAATTGTTAGAGTACCATCTGCGCCAAATCTCCATGTATGTGCGCCACCATTATAGTTTGTTAAAATATCAACTGGTGTTGCTGTAGCAGTTCCTAATCTAATACCACCCAATACATCACTGGCGAATTGAACATCTAAGTTTATAAAACTACTCTCATTGGCAGAAAAAATCTGTCCCTGTCCACCATTTGTTGCATCGCCATTCGGAATAATTATTGAACCATCTGGCGAAAATTGTAAACTGTGGCTATTGGACAATAATTGTAAACCTGCAGTGCCTGAAGATAGAACTGCTGCACCACTATTACTTTGAGGTAATGTTAGGTTACCATCGTAATTAAAATTCCATTGTTTATTACCTGCGCCAATTTGAACCAAACCAGTTGACGTAGCATTATATAATACAACAGGTTCACTAGTTGCTTGCGCATCGCTTGGTAGATTCAACCAAGTATAACCATCTTGTGGACTGATGTAAATATTACCAGTGTCTACGTTTTTAATCCAAGTTCCATTAAAGCGGATATCACCAGTATTTCCTGCAGCTGGGGTTGACCAATAAACTCCACCATTGTCTGGGTCTACTGTTAAAACCTGTCCTGGACTTCCAGCATTTCCGTCAACACCTTTTAGATAACCTTGAATATGCACACTCTCAGTAGTTAAGTATCCATCAGATCCTAATGTTACGTTATGACCACCATTCGTTAAGGAATTGGTTGTTAGTGTAGGTTTATCAATAAGATCGTTATATGAACCAGTAGTGGCAACTGTTGCCAAACTAGACATATCTGTGGCAAGAGCAGAATACAACTCTGTGAAGTTTTCGTTTACTTTTGTAAATGCTGTGCGTAATGGATCGCCCTGTCCATCATTGATTGAGCTGCCTAATTGGATAACTTGCTTTGCCATCTCTATTCCTTAAATCGAAGAATCTGTTGTAATAGACTCATCTGAACTGTATACAGTTGAATCTGTTGTTAAGTGGTTCACTACAACTGGTGGTGCCACTGGAGTTGGAGTTACCTCAACATCTCCGAATGGATTAGATGCATTGAACACTACATCGGCACCCTGTGTTTTAAATTTATTATTATCGCCGAATGATTCTGGGATATCAATGTTAGCTTCGATTATCGCAGTTGCAGTTGCAGGTATAGAAGGAACACCACCATCGAAACGAACAGTAGGTGGTGTTTGATATCCAGTTCCCTGATCGTTAACAATGATATCAACAACCTTACCAGCATTTGCACCAGAACCAAGATATGCAGTTGCAGTTGCACCATGGCCACTTGAGCTAATGAATGTCACTGTCGGAGCAACATCATATCCAGAACCCTGTCCATCAATTCTGACACTGGTAACACCACCATGGATATTTCTTGTTGTGTTTGTTGAGAAAGTTTTTAGTGATTCGAATACGTCAATCTCTTTGACACCAGTATCAATACGCTCAGAAGCATACTGGAACAATTCAACCTGTAGTTTGTAAACATATAGTTTACCAAGTTGATAGAATGGGTCTTGATGTTGAACAAATTTAATTTCAAACAAACCCTTTGTTAATGGGAATTAAATTAAATCGCCTTCACATGGTCTTGTTGGAATAATCGTTTTACCGAATCTACCGATGAACTGTTCCCATCTACGACGAGCAACAACTAAAGTTGCAGACTGCTCCATCATCAAACCAAATTTCTGAATGAACGCACCCTGACCACCAAGTGAGTCTACGTTCTCAAAATACATTTCAATTGGGAATGATGATGTGAATTGACTTAGACGATCTTCACCGAGAATTTCGTCTTTAGAAACTAATGTTCTTGGGATATACATTAAATCTTGCCCAAATATGCGCAAGGATTCAATGATGAGATCTTCCATTAAGAACTGTTCGTTCTTAGTTCCTTGCGTAAAATAAACATTAGTTGGCATTATTATCCCATAAAGAAGTCAAGTGGCGCAGACTTGTGCATCAACTCATCTTCTAGATCTTTAATTTCTGTTATTGCTTCTTGATAGATTGTGTCACCATTCAATGTAACGCCACCAGGAAGTTGGATTCCTCCGAACTTCTTCATATTAGTTCCCCACTGTCTCTTAAACTGAGAAGTGGTATATCTCTTTAGCCAATTTTCATTCCAGATTTTATTGAATTCTGCTGGATTCAAAGCACGATATGCTTCAACAACAATGTACTGACCAAGTGGGAATGTGTGCCAGTTAATATCAAGGAATAACTTACCCTGCATACGATTGAATCTATACTGCGGCATACCATTCAATGTTAAATCAAGCAGAGCCAAGTGACTCATAACTGTCTTGAAGTAAACAATTGAAGTTGATGTTAAATCATACAGGTCGTTTAAACGTAATTGATATTGCAAGTCGAACAGATTCTTAGATGAAGATGACTGAGCAAAAGGAATGACACGTGTCACACCATAAACCCAATCATCAATCGCGATGAATCTATTATCATATTCACGAAGGGTAACTGTATCAATAGTTGCAGTTACACCGATATCTGTTGTGATTGTTTCTCCAGGAACAAATATTCCAACGATGTCAGAAACTAAAAGTAAATGTCCCTGAGAAATGCGTGAAACTTCTGAACGACACATTGCCGTTGCACCAGAAGTTTGTCCTGTAATTTTTGCGGATAGTGGGAAATCTGCTGCGTTTGTTTCAACTAGCATAATTTCTGAAGCACGAATCTGTTGCTTCATATAAAGTTTTTCGATACCATCATAGTGGTATAGACGCCAGAAGTCAAGTGCCTGATCAATACGATCTTCTAGTTGATCGTCATCGATGTTAATTTCAAGAACAGGTGCACCCAACTCTCGTAAGCAGTATTCTTTTAAACCTTGTCTTGTTGTTGGAATTGCCATATTAGACCTTAATTAGGGTAGCAGTACCCTTTACGTTAATTGTTCCAGTTGTTGAAGCTGCAGAGAACACCAAATTGCCGCCAGTAATAGCCCAGTTAAGTGTATGACCCATAGTCCCCATTTCAATTCTAGTATTCGCATCAAGTAATTCTTCAACGTAATCACCTGCAAAATATGTAACAGAAGTTCCAGTTGTAACATAATCATTGTTGTTACCACTAAAATAAACTGTGGTACCATCATGCGCAACCATAAACTCATAAACACCATAATTGGTGCCATTTGTTACAGTAATAAAGTATTTAGCCGCACGATAAGTTGCTATTGCAAAAGAATATACTGTCGTTGATGTTGAAACGCCAGTGACGCCATATTCAACGAAATTTGAGAAGTTTGTTGGAAGAGCACTACCGCTACCAGAAACAGTTGCCCACTGCACACCAGAACCAGTAGATTGAAGCACTTGCCCAGAAGTACCTGTATTACCACCTGCTGTGATGGATCCAGTAAAAGTTGTATTTCCTACAGATAATGTAGGAACTGTCAGTGCGCCAGCGTCAGTGAGAGTAAAAATATTAGCGCTATATGCACTATTAATAATTTCTAAACCACCAGTGCTATTTAAACGGAAAAATTTATTTGGATTTGTTGCTGACCCATATGCGTTTGTTACGCTAAGGAAATCGTGATAACCAGTTCCACCTTTGTTGGCATATCCATTAAGTTGTAAAGCAATAGCACTGCTACCAGTAACAGTTCCAGTAATAGTTAATTGCCCACCAGATACAGTAATTGGGTTTGATCCAGAACGACCGATATACGCAGTGTTATTGGCATTACCAAAAATAATATAACCCTGCGATGCATCTTGCTGCCCTCTTACAGCAAAGGTATTTGCTTGGTTTACGTCTCCAATTATTGCATCATCGCCAACATAATAGTTAGTACCAGCACCATTATTTAAAGAACGGAATGTATCAGCATAAACTGCACCAGCTACACCAAGACCACCAGCAATTTTTAACGCACCTGTGGTAGTTGATGTTGCAGCAGTTGTATCAGAAAGGGATATCGCACCAGAAAACGTGCCAGATAATGCACCACCATTGATTGTTGGTGATGTTAGAGTTTTATTGGTTAGGGTTGCTGTGGCTGTGATTGATGCGTACGAATCAATTACGTTACCAGATGTTTTATAGAACAGTTTACCGTCAGCATAGTTTAATGCCAACTCACCGTAATCTAAGTCAGTTATCAGCGGAGTTTTCGCTGACGTAGATGACTTCTTAAGAAGAACCTTATTCGCCATACCCAAACCTTAAAAAAGGAGACAAAGAAAGGGAGTAAAAACTCCCTGTTACTTATTGATTAGTAAGTACCACCATCAATCTGGAAACCATCCAGAGTTGAAGTAGCTGCGCCAGCACCAGTAATATTAGTACCAACATAGATTGCTTTAGCAACTGACAAACCACCAGACAATACAACCGCAGCAGTGCCAAGGGCAGATGCGTCAGTAGTGCTAGTTAATGTAACTGCACCAGAAGCTGACAGAGTTGTCGCTGCAACTGAACCAGAGAAACTAGAAGAAGTAATTGTCTTGTTACTTAATGATTCAGTACCAGCCAATGTAGCAAGAGTACCAGTTGTTGGTAATGTTACGTTAGTTGATGCAGTAGTTGTCAGTGTTAATGCGAATGCGCCAGCAGTAGTGAACGCTGCAGCAGTGTTTAAGTTACCACCAACAGTAATTGTATTTGAACCATTGTTTACACCAGTACCACCGTAAGTAGCACCAATAACACCACCTGTCCAAGTACCAGTAGTAATAGTACCAAGAGTAGTGATAGATGATTGACCAACATAAGTTGATGCAATATCAATACTATCAGCATTAACAGTGATACGGTTTGATGTACCAACTACGTCTAATTGGTTACCAGTCTTAGTAAGACCAGCACCAGCAGTAATTTGACCAGCACCAGAGAACTGAACGAATACTAGAGCAGTAGTATCTAGAGTGATTGAGTTGTTAGTTGAAAGAACCCAACCAGAGTCAGCATTTACTGTACCTTCTTCAACGAAAGTAAACAGACCAGCAGTAACTTCGCCAGCTGGAGAATTATCAGCATCAGTGGCACGAGTCAATACCCAGTTTGTTGAAGCAGTACCAACTGTTGTAACAGTATAGATACCGTTATCTGCGCCAGTTGTTTGATCTTTAACAAGAACACGATCGCCAGCAGATAGTGGAACGCTGTCAATAGTAATCGCAGCTTGAGTAACAGAGTTAGTAAGAGTCTTACCTGCACCAGTACCAGAGGCAGTGGCAGCCAAGTTCGAAGTTGTAGCAACACGAACTGAATCTTTAATATCAAGAGCTTGCTTAACACCATCAACATATGCCTTGTTGGCAGCATCAGTTGCTTGAGTAGGTGTACCAACACCAGTTAGGCGAGCGCCATTATGATCAACAGTACCAGTTCCAGTTGGAACAAAGTTAATGTTAGAGTTTGTACCACCAGCAGTGATAGTGATTGCAGTGGTACCAGTGATTGAACCACCTAATAGTGTAACAGCACCAGTTGAACCAACTGCGAAAATTGACTGACGAGTTGTATCTGTGTTGTTATAAAGAGTGATACCGTCACCAGAACCAACAGACAAACGTCCGTTGCCAGTTACGTAGTCAACTACAACACCATCAGAATATGTTCCAGAAAATGCGCCAGAAGAAACTAAACCAGCAGTAGTAGAAATGCTAGTTGCGGAAGCAACACCAAGAACTGGAGTAACAAGAGTTGGGCTAGTTGCAAATACTAGTGAGCCAGTACCTGTCTCATCTGTCATTGCTGCAATTAAGTTTGCAGAAGATGGAGTTGCCAAGAATGTAGCAATACCAGTGCCAAGACCAGAGATACCAGTTGCAACTGGAAGACCAGTAGCGTTAGTAAGTGTAACGGCAGAAGGAGTACCAAGGTTCGGTGTTACCAGTGTTGGGCTAGAAGCTAAAACAACTGAACCAGTACCAGTTACAGCGGAAACTTGAGTTCCGTTAATTTTTAATACGTTACCAGTACCAGCAGTATCAAATGTCTTGTTGGTAAATGTATCGGTAGTTGCTTTACCAACTAATGTATCAGTTGCAGCTGGTAGAGTTAATGTACCAGAGGCAGTTGCTGAAGCAGCAAGAGCAGTAGTACCAGAAGTAGAACCAGAGAAGTTAGCACCAGCAGATCCAATAGTTGGAGTTGTTAGTGATGGGCTAACAGCTAGAACATTTGAACCAGAACCAGTTAGTGCATTGAAACCAGTATATTCATACACCCATGTTTCTGTGCTAGTAGAAGCAACATTATATGTTACTTGAGTTCCTGCTGGCTGAGTAACAATTGCGCCAGCTGCAGATGTTTGAATAGTAAGAGCACCAGTACTATTATTAGTAATAATAAACTCTTGACCAACTGTCAATGTCGCAGTTGATGGTAACTTAACAGTCTGAGTAGTTGAACCAGTGAAGAACTGATTGGCAGTACTAGAAGATGTTAGAGTTGTAGTACCAGCACCAGTTGCAGTGGAAGTATAACCACCAGCACCGATAGAAGAAATTGTAAGAGTTTGACCAGAAACGGAAGTAGTAATACCATTACCACCAGCGATAGTCAGAGTCTGTGAACCAAGAGCAACTGAACCAGAAGTGGCACCACCAGCTGCAATGTTAAGAGTAGTTGAGATTGAAGCAGTTGAAACTGCAGTCACTAAACCTTTGGCATTAACAGTAATTACTGGAATCGAAGTTGAAGAACCAAAAGTACCAGTATTACTATTTACAGTGGCAAGAGTGATTGCCTGACTGTAGTTTGCAGAGCCATCGAATGAACCAGAGGCAGTTGCATCACCAGTGAAAGCAATGGTACGAGCAGTTTGTAGTGCAGATGCAGTTGAAGCATTACCACTTAATGTCGCAGTGATTGTTCCTGCAGAAAAGTTACCAGAAGCATCACGTTTAACAATCGCCGATGCTGTGTTTAAGTTAGTGGCAGCACTAACTAAATCTGTAAAGTATTTACCACCGATAACAACGTGATTGGCAGCATTACCTGCAGTTTCTGTGCCTATACCAATGTATAAACGATCACCACCATTACTACCGTTATCCGTTAAGGCTGAGTACGCTAATTCACCAGCACCAAGTGTACTTGGATTACCAGATGTTGAACTGCGTTTTATTCTAATTATGCTAGCCATCTTTTATTTCTCCGTTAAAATTCGCCACCTTCCATATTCTGCGCATCAAGCGTAGTGGTGGAAGTCCATCTGTTTGTATTTGCTCTGTAAACCAAAACCGAACCATCGTCTTTGATTGTTGTGTCTACGTCTCCGATTGTTGAAATTGATTCAACGACTGCAGGGTTTGATAGTGTAGATGCAGCTAATAATGGAAGACTACCATCGGATAGTGTGCTTCCAGTTCCAGTTTGCACTGTTATTTCATTTGATGCTGTATCAACAACTGCGATAATATCAGTCATGTTTAAGTCTTAGTAATTTCTGGTGTCACAATTACAGTCCCTTCAAGGATTCTTGTCTTGGAACCAATTGATGATGTAATTTCAATGTCGTATAGATATCTACCAGCGGGAATTGACGATGCGTATGCAGCGGTAAGTTGTAATCTAACCTTACCTGCAGCTGCATCATAAACGCTTGCCGTAAAATCGTATGCTGTTGTCGATCCATACGATTTTCTCATCTGAGATTTTACCGTATATCCAGTAAGGTTTAGAACTGAACCTGTAGTTGTACCTACAGTAATAATGTTACTGTAATCAGCCCCTTGGTCCACGAACAAATTTGATACTGTTGCCACTTAAATCTCCAATGTCTACTCTTTATTTAGCTTTTTGCAGAATGCAAAAACCCCACGTGGTGTGGGGTTCCGTTAAATCAAATCGGAAGAGTTACCCCACTAAAGCGATTAATTCCTCAATCGTAGTAACAGCTGTAATAGCGGCAACCTTTTCGTTTGCAGCAGTAACAACAGCGCCACGAGCAGTGGCAACTTCAGCTGGAACATCAACATTACGTTCGATTTTACGAACTAACATCCAGTCAGTTTCAGCCAATGTTTTATTAGCCTGATCTTTAGTCTGGTTAATGTACTGTGTCTTTAAACCAAAAACTTTAGATTCACCTTCACCAGAATCTTCTAATGATTTAGCAGTAGAAGTGAATGTAATTTTTACAATTTTTTCAGTTTTATCAAAAACTGGAGCATTCTCTGTAACAGAATAAAAACGATCTTCTGGTCGTGTAGCATATGCTACATCATAGATGCCTAACTCTTGTTTTTGGTTAGCTGTCAAAGATAACAAAGTATCTGGAGAGTGTTGTGTACCAGTTTTATCTTCCCATACTGTATATGGAGCGAACAGTTTAATAACCTCTACATCAGACGTACTTCCGTCTACTGGATTAGTTACTGTTTCATTTTTTACTAAAGCGAACATGTTGTTTTCCTCTTAAAGAATTTCTATTATTTATCTTGCATTTGCATACTTGAATGGAGCTTCTGCGAAAGCTGCATACATATAGTTGCAGTTTGCACCAGCATTAGTTGCTGTGGATCTTAATTTAAATCCAGTAGAAGTGATATCAGCAATTGGAGTTCCTGTACCTTCAGCAGCTGATGAAGACGGTAATAAGTAAGTTTGTCCAGATCCAAAATTGCCTGTATCTCTTGCTGTATCTATAACAAGCCAGTTTTCAGCACTACCTGCATCATATCGTTTCATCATAATCCATCTTGGCTTAAATCCACAATAAACTACTGGGCCATCTGAAGAACCATTCGCAACATATGTACCAAATTTACTAAATCCTGGAACTTCTGCCCATAAATAAGCAATAAACGAATAACTTGTTGGGAAGTTAGCACCTACTTGGAAATGTGTGCTTGTTGGTGCTTGGTTACCCCACCAATCTGTTGTTGCACTCGGAGGAGTAGTAGCTTGTAGCTGGCTAGCATAACCAGAACCAACACCCGAGTGATAAACAGCCCAACCAGTAGAAGCAGTAATACCCTTAACAATCATAAAACTTGGCGCAACACCAAGGTTATGTGGGAACTTAACTACGTTACTAGAAGCAGCAAATTGAACCATATCAAATCCTGGAGTTTGTCCACGATTCCACATCCATCCAACATATGACGAACCAGAGTTATTGTTACCAAAATCAGAACCAAACTCAACACCATTTGGTAAGAATGATGTTGTTGTATTAAAGTTAGTTGTAGCAGCATTAATTGTGTTTGTCTGTAGTAATTGTCCTGGACCACGAACAGTATCTGTTACATTGGAATTACCAGAAGCAGAACGAATTTTAGTCCAAACTAAGTCTGGTGTATTTACAACATTACCAAAAGTGTCTGGTAAATTATAACTACCAATATCTTTTAAATTCTTTGTGTTCAGAGATTTAAACCCAGTTGGTGGAGTATACGCGAATGGAGTTTGACCGAAGTTTACTACACCAGTTACCGCACCCGACACAGAAGTGGACATAGCTGGATACCATACATCTTGGCCAACACCTTGAGAAACTGTAGCTGCTGGGTTTGCTCCAGTAGCTGGGTTACCGCTAGCTTGCCATGTTCCGTTTTTAGAGAACCAAAGTTTTCCAGTATTAGCATCAAATGCTATACCAATAATATCGGTAGTGCCATAAGTTGCGCCAAAAGATGAACTACTTCCACTATTATAAAGGGTTCCATCTACAAAATATGACCAACCATTAGCATCTCCACCAACATATGTACCAGTAGAGGCTGATAGTTTTGCTATACCTGGAGACATATTACTTGTTCCAGTGGTTTCCCAATACCATTTACCAGTAACCATAGGAAGTGTTGCTCTGACACTTTGTGCTGTTGTTGCAGATTGTGTCCAACCTAATCCACCAGCGGTAACGGTGATAGAAGATCCTTTATCGTTCGCATTTAGAACTGCATAATTACCACGAATATTTCCATTACCATCATCGAAATCTGTTAAGGTGTCGTTGATATTATCAGCACTCCATGATTGGTTTGCGCCAAATCCAGTATATGTTGATGCATTAGTGTATGAAAGAATAACAACACCATTACCGCCATTACCGCCAGAAGCATTTGATGCTCCACCACCGCCAGCGCCACCGCCACCGCCACCGAATCCATCAGATCCGTTATTACCTCTCGTTGCCGCACCAAGTCCAGCAGCACCACCGCCACCGATACCACCACGACCACCAACACCAGTATACATTCCACCGCCACCACCGCCAGCGTAGTATGTAGAAATACCAGTAATATCAACAGCTAAACCTGGACCACCATGTCCACCTTGTGGGCTTGAGTAGTTACTTCCAAGAGAGTTACCACCAACTCCACCAGCACCACCGCCACCTGCAGATCCGTTAATACCTACGTTTATGCCACCAGCAAAACCTTGTCCTGCTGTTCCAGTTCCTGGTGTGCCATTACCACCAGTACCATCAGCAGTACCGCCACCACCAGAACCACCATTACCACCAGCGTATGGACCACCACCGTAGCCTTGCGCACCACCACCACCACCGATAGCAGTTAATGTGGCAAATACTGAGTTACCACCATTTTGTCCTGGAGCATTCGAACCTGCTGCAGTAGTAGATCCACCAGCACCAACAGTTACAGTATAAGAGTTACCTGGAGTTACGGAATATGATGCGTTGTAAATTAATCCGCCAGCGCCACCACCACCACCGCCTTTATCTCCACCATTATGAGGTCCACCTTGTCCACCACCTGCAATAACAAGAGCGGAAACGGATGTGACCCCTGTAGGAGCAGTCCAAGTATATGTACCTGGAGTTGAATAAGTTAATACGTTTGATTTTGAAGATAGGTTAAAATGGCCATTTGAATTTAAATGATTACCATTACCTGATGAGTCGTTACCAAATCCACCATTATTCCATGGATTTACTGAATTTATAGTAGGAGTATTAACAGGGGTGATTGTTAATGCATTAGAACTATTATCAATAAATGTGCTATTTTGCAAAGTCAATAACTGAGTATTTGTGATTGCAGTTAATTGGTTTGCTGGAGGATTGAATGCACTAGTATAAAGTGCCTGTCCTTTTAAAACACGGAAATTGCTCAACTGTCCACTCAACTGTCCAGCACCAGTAGTATTCCACCAAGCACCAATAGCTTTCTGAGAAGAAGCACGGTTAACAATAGAACCAGAAATACCTGTTAAGTTAAGATCTAATTTACCATTTACATATAGCTGCCATGTTGTTCCACTACGAACGAAAGCAATATGATTCCATGTATATTGTAATGGTGTAATACTACCAATACCGTTACCGCCACCATCAGCATTAATTAAATTCCAGCTAGTGCCATTTGAGCTTACCCAAATACCAAAACTATTACTACTACCAGTAGAGTTATAATCAATACCAACAGACCAATCAGATGCCCAAGAACCATGATAAAGAGGTTGACGAGAAGTTGATGTTGGATACCACCAGAATTCGATAGTAAAATCGCCAGAACCGAATTCTAAAGCAGAGGTAGCAGAAGTAAGTAAATATTGAGTTGATGATGCAATAAACTTACCAGCGTAAGTAGAAGACGTCGTTAATGATTCTACACTAAACGGTAAATAAAAACCATTAATACCATATGAGCCAGAATACTTAACTGGAACCCAGTTATTATTAGCGTCATACTGTCCAAATGCTGATGGTGTTAATTGTTGCCCATCAATAAAATTAGCTTCTGCCAATTCACCATCAAATGGTAAATCGTATTGCGGATAGCGTGTACCAATGTGTTGATATGATGCATTACCAATACCAAATGTTTGGTTTTGTGTAATACTTGATGTATTGTTTGTGCTAAATGATGTAACTCTAACACCATCAACATATAATTTAAGTCTCTCAGCTGGAGAAGATTGAGTACTATCAGCTGCCAGAACTAAATGATGCCATTGAGTTTTATCAGTAAATGCTTGAGTAGTAACTAACCAATTGGTGTTTTGCCCTTCTACTGCTAATGTGCCATTAGTTTCGAACAAGAAACCTGTATTTGTTGTATCATTAACAGCACCTGTTACTGGGTAACCCCAGAATAAAGCTGCTTTTTCATTAACACCCTTTTTAACCCAAACACTATATGTCCATTTTTGGGCTCCACCTGTACCTGTGGTTCCATTAATTCTTGACAGATATGGGTTGTGTATGGTATTAGTGCCACCACTCTTAAATCTTAACGATTTTGATATCTGTAATGAAGATGTTTGTTTTGTAGTATTTCCAACAATTAAATCTGTACCATTACCAACCCATGTTTTAGCATCAAAATGTTCAGAAGGACGTTTGATAATTGGTGTTGGTAAATTAGTAGTATTTAAGGATTTAAACCCAGCAGGTGGTGTATATGAAAATGGACGCTGACCAAAATTTGCAGAAATTGATGCGCTTGCTCCAGAACTATCTGGTGAACGATCAAAGAACCAAGCAGATGTTGGGCCATAAATTGAAGCAGTTCCATTGAGTGAAGTGTATCCACCCATCAGTGCACCATTTTTATACCAGTTGATGATTCCATTATCAACATCAAATGCAATACCAATAATATCAGAACTAGAAGCAGAAACAGCTGTTCCTGTTGCTACACCGACAGCATTGTTACCTACGTTAAATGAACCAGAAGCTGAATAGTGAGCATAACAATCAATACCATTACCAGAACCAGTAATAATTGGACCTTTTGAAACACCTACGTTCATATTAGACATGTTGGTAAACTCAGCATACCATTTACCAGTTGTCATACCAATAGTAGACCAACACTGCATACGAGGAGCAAATCCACTATTTGATGGGTTTGATGTAGCTAAATTACCATCACTAAATGTAATAGTAGTACCACCCATTGAATTGGTATTGGTATAATTTGCTGCAACTAATGGATTCCATGTTGCATAATTTCCACGAACTACACCACCAGCATCAGTAGCGACTGTTGAACTGATTCCTGGAACGTCTACCATTGAGTCGTATGTTGGTCCAGGGGTCATACTTGTGCTGTTTGTAGCTTGCCATACATTTCCATTTCCAGAAAAATCATATGCAACAGGGTCAACTGTTAATACAAAAGCATCAATATATGATTGTCCGTTAGTGCCAAATGCTGTAGCTTGAATTCTCCAGTAACGAGCATATGTATAGACTGGAGAATTG